CCACGCACGAGGATGCCGTCCAACGAGGAACCTTTGGTGTGATTGAATGGCGATGGGATGATCGGCGTCAAGTCGCATGGACTTCGATTGAACTGAATGGAGATACGACGGTCGGCGCTTGGTCGTTCGGCCTCATTGATCCTCAACATGTCGTGGTTCGTGACCTCTACTTCGGTTTGAGTTCTGCATCCGCAACCTCAACGACCGAGTTCAACTACTTCATCGAACTTGAACGAGTCACACTCAACGACAATCAAGCCGTGATGGCGCTTGTCCAGGAGGTCGCCCAGGATGTCAACTGAAACTGAAACTGAAACTGCAGCTGCACCAAACAGAACTCAACGGTTTGCAACCTGGCTCATGGAGCGAGAGGAGCGACGCCAGGAGAAGGAGTCAAACCTTGAAGGACTCGTCCGGTTGAATGTCCTCGTTTCGTTTCTTACTCTCGGTTTGGTCGGTGGCTTCGAAACTGTTCGACTTGTTGTCCAGATGATTCCTTACTTGTGAAGATCGCAAATCCAAACATCGATGTCGGTTCGGCGTCGAACTCCGGTAAAGAATGCTTGAATCGGCATGAGGTTCAACCGCGCACGCTCAACCTCGCCCTGGAAGCCGCAGATTGCACATCGAACTTTCACGCGTTCACCCATCGCATGAGGCATGTCCAGCAACAGAAATCAAACTCTTCAATTTCACCATCGCGTTCTGAACCGATAAGCCGCCAAGTTTGCGGGAAATCCCCTATGATTGGTTCCTCGCACCAATCGCAGGTCATTGATTCCACCCTTTCTCTTCGATACACTTCATGCAAGATGTGTAAGTTTGAATATCGTCCTCAAGTTCAACAAAGAATAGATTCACATCTTTGTCATGAAAGCAAAAGTCGCATTCAATGCGGTAGATGAATGGCTTTCTCATTCAACCACCAGCCAATAAACATCCTCGATTACGCGTGCGATGTTGTCGAGGAGAGCTTGTTTGCCCCATGCGGGGTTGTCTTTGTCCTCAACCGACGATGCGATACGCTTCAACGCCTCCTTAGCGCGCTCCAATTGTCGCATTTTGGCCTTGATGGCCATCTCGCGTTCTGGATTCGCCATCGCCACGGCGTTTCGGATCTTCTTTGATACCGAATCACCCCCAATGTTCTGCAATTCTTCCCAAGTTTCGTCCGAAATCCATGTGGTATGTTGTCTCCCCATGCTTCTACCGACATAGTAGGTAGGTTATGAATCCTACGGAAATCGACGGAAACCCCAAACCTCCTCTAGGTGTGTGTATGTCGGTGTAGGCGACAGCCTGTCGGCCTCCTATGGATAGCCCCTGCGGGGGTCGCCTATAACAGGCGCGATGGCGCTTTGTCGATATAGGGAAGATTAGGTGCTGTTTACATACCTTGGCGCTTTTGTCTGAGATCATGGCAGAGAGCTTCTTCATTCGAGCAACCGTAAACATTGGAAACACAAACTCATTCGCTGAGCGGGCGATGGACCTGGGCAGCTACGTTGACGCCCTTTCGCAGAGCGTGTTGAAGATCCATCGAGCAGATGTCGCTTTCACGGACAACGATGGACGCTCTCTGAGCATGGCCGCCGCAGACACCGCCGCCGTTGCTCAGTTCCAACTCACCACTCAAAGCCAGGGCGACATCGTTTTGCCCTCGGATCGTTCCGTGATTGCTTCTGGTAAAATTGAAGCTTACACGCCTTCGATCGCAACATCTCCCTTGGCGGCGTCGTCTTCAAACTCGTTTGACATTGCACCACAGCTCTATACGAACGGATACCTGGTCGCCACCGAATCCATCTACTTGGGCGGCGTCGCCAACACGGGCTTTGCAGGCAATGTGTATCTATCCATTGTCCTCGAATGCACTGTTGAGAAGATGAGCCAAGCAAAGGCCATGAGTCTTGCTTTGAGCCAACAATGAGGTTGGACTGAATGGACTACGCAACGGGATACCGTGACGGTTTTGCCGCTGGCATCGCCCAGGGCATGAGCATGGGCGTTCCTGCAGCTCTTCCTACCGTCGCCATCGAACAACCCACACCTACCGCTCCTCGTAAGAAAGTGTCCGCATACAACCGCCGATACAAGAAAGCGTTCCGCAAGATCGCCCCTCGATACAAACTCAAGAGCGGTAAGTGGAAGGCTGGCGGGTTCCGTCGTGCCGTCAAGGAAGCCCACAAGATAGCTGGAGGGAAGAAGCGATGAGGGATAGGCGAGTCCTTCGTGGTGAATCCCGTACCTTCCAATATGATGGTGCGCTGCATTTGGTCGTTGACGATGGAGACTTCAACAACGCCTGGCGTATCACGAAGTTTGCAATTTCTCCCGTGGACATTACCTCTTCGAGCGCAGGAAGCCGTGATTGTGCCGCAGTTTTAGCCACGCACGAGGATGCCGTCCAACGAGGAACCTTTGGTGTGATTGAATGGCGATGGGATGATCGGCGTCAAGTCGCATGGACTTCGATTGAACTGAATGGAGATACGACGGTCGGCGCTTGGTCGTT